TATCCTGTGATAAGGACATGCTTGTTAATTTGAGCCAACTCATAAAACCTTTCGTTTCAATTTTACTGTCAGACAGCGAAATAATATTTATCACAAAAGGAAAAACTACAGATATTTACATCTGTAGTTTTTCTTGAATATGGTACCTGGTGACGGGATTGAACCGCCGACCGCCTCGGTGTAAACGAGATGCTCTACCGCTGAGCTAACCAGGCTCTATATATGGTCGGGAATGTAGGATTCGAACCTACGACCCCCTGCTCCCAAAGCAGGTGCGCTACCAGACTGCGCTAATCCCCGAAAACTTTAATTACTTTACTTTGAATCTGCTTGAATGGCAGAACCAGTAGCATCTACCTTTTCGCCAAGAACAACTACTTCTCCCTTTTCACATTCAACAGTTACATCACCACGTTGAATGGCAGTTGCGAAACCGTAACCAGTTAACCCGCCAGCAATTAAAAGTCCGATAACTACACCGGCTGCAAACTTAGCTGCATCAATTAAAAATTTCTTCATATTCTACATTATCCTATATGCTTGTTATTTGGTGGAGAATAGCGGGATCGAACCGCTGACCTCCTGAATGCAAATCAGGCGCTCTCCCATCTGAGCTAATTCCCCATGAAACTATTTATAACTTACTCGTATCCTCAAACAAAAAGAATGGCGACCCCGGCAGGGCTCGAACCTGCAACCCCAAGTTTAGAAGACTCGTACTCTATCCAGTTGAGCTACGGGGCCAATCTCTTATTTACTTTGCTAATATAGTACGTCTTAAAGGAAAAGTCAACAGTTTTTTGCTGTTGACTTGACCCTTTTTATCTGGTGCCCCCTGCAGGATTCGAACCCGCCACCTACTGATTACAAATCAGTTGCTCTACCAAATGAGCTAAGAGGGCATTTAACTGGCTCCCTAAGATGGATTCGAACCACCGACCAATTGATTAACAGTCAACTGCGCTACCGCTGCGCCATTAGGGAATAAACTCTATAAAACTATTTACTCTGCTTTAGCAGCTTGACAAAAAAAGTCAAGCAGATAATTGCTCTACGCAATAATACCTAACCTCTATGTTTATAGAGGCTTCAAGCGCATACTTGTACTTTTCACCGGTCACCTTACATGCTTCAATAGACTCTTGTGGCACATTTTCTTGCCACAAGAGTTCTACCTTCTTTGTATGAGGGTTCATGTAAAATACATAAGCGATCAGTAGTATTTTCATATACTACTTTTAACATAGTATTAACTATATGTCAAGCCGCTAATTGCAGAATTCTACTGTGCTTAGGGACACCTGAAATCAAGTAATCCATTTGATCAGCAAGAATGTTGCGATTCTGCAAAATCAAACTCTCATAGTGATTCGGTGCATAAGGAACATATTTCAATTCCATACCCGATTCCTTAAGAGACTTACAGCCCTTCTTTTGGTTACAGCTAATGCAAGCAGTAACTACGTTCATCCACGTATCCTCACCACCGTGGTAACGAGGAACAATGTGATCACGACTCAAATCATGCCGACTTACGAAGTGCTTGCCGCAGTAGCCACATATGTGACGGTCACGAGCGAACAGCGTATGGTTAGTCAAAATGACCTTGTTGTGCTTCTTGAAATCGAAACCATTGCCTTTTACAGCAATGATGCTGGGTGTTTCGATGTAACTACGTGTACCGTTACTTTGGACGCCGCCGCGATATCTAGCAATTACATCACCTAGAGTCCATGCTACCAGGTTCTTTGCGTGATACGAAATTGCTTCGTCGTGGGAGACCCACGTTCGCGGGATACCCGATATGTCTAAGGCTAGTACTGCCATGTTATGCTCCTGTCTGTAAAAATATTTAGACTGTCTATATTATATACACTATGATTGGACTTAATGCAACCAAATTCTATAAATATATACTCAGCCTTGTAAAAAACTTTGGTGCCCAAGAAAAGACTCGAACTTTCACGGGCTTTCGCCCACAACGACCTCAACGTTGCGTGTCTACCATTCCACCACCTGGGCATTCTAATTGGTGCACCCACCAGGATTCGAACCTGGACAAGCCGCTAATCTGGCGCTACGGGATATAAGTCCGCTGTTCTACCGTTAAACTATAGGTGCATTAGATTTTAAATGTGAATGCAAAAGAAAGCGTATTGTCTTCACGCCAATCTTTTGTGTACAAGTCTTGAATTGAGAAACTTGTTTTCTCGCTTAACTTGTATTTGAGTTCTGCTCTGTTCTGAATAAAGGTTCTTGAACCCTGCTCAATCATAAACTGATTACTTACTGTAAGCTTGCTGCTTAGTTTGTGACTAATCCATAAGCTTTCTCTAACTACAACATCACTGAATCCTGCTGTACCGTGCTTGTAGCCGATACTCAACTCATTAGATATTCTAGTTTTATCATTCTTTAGAATTCTAAAACCATGCCCAATGCTGTAAACTACTTGATCTTCTGCAAAGCTTCTAGGGTCGTGTCTATATCTAACAGCAGCCTGTAGATAGTGTTTAGGATGAATGTCCTGATTGATTTTAGCGAATGCGTTAATTTGCTCTCTTGTCGTTACGCTGTTAGCACTCTTGTATAGAATGTCACTCTCAAATGAGTACTCTCTAGGACCAGTATCAGTAACATGCTTGAATGCTCCAGTCAGTACGATGTTATCATCATTGATAACGGTACCACCTAATGAACCTGTTGTTTCTCTCTCAACCTGTGCATACGCAGGGAAAGAAAATAGTAATGCTGCTGATAGTATAAGTGTTCTAAACATAGTAATCTCCAAACTACTATTTAGCAGTTTGGTGCCTCGTGAGGGACTTGAACCCCCGACCTTCACTTTACGAAAGTGTTGCACTACCGCTGTGCTAACGAGGCTAATCTATTTGATGTTCTGAAAAACAGTGATGCTGTATCTACCCGTCATTGGAGTATCATCCAGCATCTTGATTGGAGTTACTGCATGATTCAGCACTGACGGGAATACTATCATTTTATTTGCATCGCACGGAATAGTATAATCATATTCGTCAAATACTAAATCCCCACCTGTGAAGTTCTTAGGTTCTTTAAACAAGAATAAGGTGTTTGTGAATATAGAGGCGTCTCTATGAGATTTGTAGCCATCATCATTTTCGTAGTATTGTACGTGAAAGTAGAAAGTTCTGGCTTTAGTATAGAGACGATAATAGTTTTCTAAATCCTGAGTTGGCAATTTTACTATTTCATCACTGTGAAACAGATTAACCAAATACTGTATAATATAGGAAATGTTGTTTTGATAGTTGTACAAGTCATTCAGACTTAGTGATTTGTTGCTTTTTAGCGGGTTTCCCGCATCGTCTTTAGCAGAACCTCCAGCAAAACCGTTCTCTCCTACTCGTAGCAATCTAGGATGCAAAAAGTCAAGTTCAGCCCAAACATGTTGCAATTGCTGGGTATCAAATACATCGTGTATGATAATATGGTCAAACGGCTCTGTTACTACTTCAAGTCTCATAGTAATATTTATAGAAGTCAGTGACGCTAAATTATTAATGCAACGTTGGGAATCGAACCCAACTCCTGGCCTCTTGATGCCTACCCATCCTTCCGGACTCTCGGACTTCCTGTGCTACCATTACACCACGCTGCAAACTTGGTACCCTAAGCCGGACTCGAACCAGCACGCCGTAAAGCACCTGATTTTGAGTCAGGCGTGTCTACCATTCCACCATTAGGGCAAGAAACTAGGCCCGGGATATTTAGACAGCATACGGGCGGCGCTGTATCGGTTCAGCAGTTCGGGTTCTATGTTGAGTGACCCTCATAGTGTGCCTTGAAGCATCGTTCTAGACCAATGACTTCTTCCGATTTCTGAAACTTGGTACGGATGAAGGGACTCGAACCCCCACGATGTGAATCGCCAGGACCTAAACCTGGTGCGTCTACCAATTCCGCCACATCCGCATGGTATAAATGTATTTACTCTGCTAATACCAGCAGAGAAAATTATGGTGCTCCCAGACGGGTTCGAACCGCCGACACCCTGATCTTCAATCAGGTGCTCTACCAACTGAGCTACAGGAGCAAAAACTAACTATGTCAAAGAACATATTCTTTATAGCAAACGACGATGCCGTTGTCAACCTTTATTTTATGCCTGGGTCAACCAAACCTAATTGACTGAACGCCCAAGCTCTTTCATTGCATCTATTACATTTATTGCATCTACCAGCTATGTCATAGACGCAGCTATGTGTCAACACAAAAAGTTGTTCAATGTTCAATTTAGCTACAATATCAACTATGTGTACCTTTGTCAAATCTTTAAACGGATTCTTAGTATTCTCGTGGTCAAAAGGGACATGTGGTGTCGGTACACCATGTAACGCATGTTCAGGTAATATTTTTATGTGTCCCATATATAATATGTTGATAGGTTCTTTTAGAACTAACCTCATACCTTCTGCTACTTGCAGATTGCTATCTTTAGCTGTTATAGGTATATAGTTAGTAGTTAATCTATCAACCCCCAACATATCATGCACATAGTCTATTATCATCTGCGCATGATTTTTAGATCCATCTTGTCGCTCTAATGTATACGGGGTAACAACATAACTATCATCTTCCAATGAAAGTTTTTTCACGAGATAATAGAGCAGTGCGCTATCTAGACCACCGCTGACTAATACTGCAATTCTTCTTCTAAGTAAAGACAGTTGCAGTTTAAAAGCAGTGTTGTCATGCAGCAACAATTCTAATTTAGGAGTCATACATCTATTTACATGTAGAAACTTCTGTCAATATTATTGGTAGCCCCGAGCGGTTTCGATCCGCCTTCTTCTGGATGAAAGCCAGAGATCCTAGCCATTAGACGACGGGGCCATGTATTGGTGGAGCCTAGCGGGATCGAACCGCTGACCTACACACTGCCAGTGTGTCGCTCTCCCGGCTGAGCTAAGGCCCCAAATTTTAAATCTTAGGTATTTTTCAGTGCATGATTGTATCATGTAAATATCATATAACGGAGAAGTTAATGAAAATTGCAGTAGTAAGCACCGGCAGAAGTAGATGTACATTAGTAGCATTTTATCTACACACGTTGCACAATGATCTAGAATTCTGTAGGGAATTTTATACCGAAGCCAGCTGGGAGAATAAACATGATTTAGTAAGTCTCACTGATGAACTTATGGATAAAGAAAATTTTATCGTCAAGATAATGGCATTGAATCTTTATGAAGAATATGATCCTTCTGTTTTCAAGTTTGAAAATTATGACGAAATACATTTAGTTGAGCGTTATGACTTTTTTGAACAGTGCTGTAGCTGGTATACTGCCCGCATTAACGGTGTCTATCATTATAGAAACGATATGGAAAATCGTGGAGAAAAAGAGTTTGGCTACATAAGAAAGCAACAAAATAAAATAAAATTAGAGAACATTAAAGAATATGCAGAATACGTTGATACCTACATTAGATTTAAGCGTTACATACTAGATAATAATCTAAAGTTTACTTTGCATACTTACGAAAGCGCCAAAGAATTTGACAAAAAGCAGAGCATATCAGAAGATAGCAATCTTAACTACAGTGAAATCATTACCAATTATCATTTGAAGGATGACATTAATGCATTGTTTAATGAATGCTTTTCGTATGACAACCTAACAAGCGATCTAGAATCGTTCAATAAAAGAGTTGGTGATATCAAAGGTCTTCGCTCGTTACAGAGTTTTGCTGACAAAATGAAAGAAAAATGGGCTAAGTGAGGGTTTGTCCAGTCACGATCACGCAACAGCGAAAAATTACAGCCTACCCACAATGCTCTAACCACTATAAACTGGTCGGGAAGACAGGGATTGAACCTGCGACCTCGGCGTCCCGAACGCCGCGCTCTCCCACCTGAGCTACTTCCCGTTGAATTGGTCGGGGTAGCCGGATTTGAACCGACGACCACTTGTCCCCCAGACAAGTGCGCTACCAGGCTGCGCTATACCCCGTTATAAATTATGCAGTTTAGGTCGGGCAGGATTCGAACCTGCAAATGCCCGTAAGCAAAGTCCGGCTCATCACCAGATGTGTATACCAATTTCCACCACCGGTAACATTCGTCTATACTGCATATCTCTGGCGGAGTCGGTGAGATTCGAACTCACGGTACCCTTGCAGGTACAACACCTTTCCAGGGTGTCACAATCGGCCACTCTGTCACGACTCCGTTAATTATTTTTCATTAGTTCCTTGAGCCTATTATCAAATGCATCATAATTGTATTTGCTTGGAATATGACTAAGGTAAGTTTCAATTAGCTGTTTAATCATTTCTTGTGTGATGGGCTTCATAATAGACTCCTAAAGTTGGCGCGGCCACTCATTTTCTATGTCGCTGCCTACTTTCGGAAGGTAGAACGTACATGTGGCCGCATAAGAATGGAGCCAGCGGCGACGGTGTTTTCGTCACTATTGTAGTGGGTATCACTCGCCGGCATAAGTTAAATTCCGAGAAACTGCATTACAAGCTTGAAGGGCCAGACATGTTCCCAGAGAAAGTGTTCTAACGGATAGCTGATAGTTACGCCAATCCAAAATCTATAATCAGTAATCAAATTTGAACACGAATTCATACACCGAACTAACAGTCCAGTCTTCTTATCTTCGTGATAATGTGGTTCTTGCAATGGCATAAATTATCCTTTAAAATGGTACACCCTGCTGGGTTTGAACCAGCGACCTTTTCCATGTCAAGGAAATGCTCTACCGCTGAGCTAAGGGTGCATGAAACTGGGGTGAAGGAGGAGGATCGAACTCCCGACATGCGGTACCACAAACCGCCGCTCTACCACTGAGCTACCGACACCATAATTGGCATACCCTGTAGGAGTCGAACCCACGCTGCCTGGGTTGGAACCAGGAGTGCTACCGTAACACTTAGGGCATATGAATGGCTGTAACGCAAGTATGGGCCATTGACGAACAATGAAGCATTGGTTACAATTTAAACGGGACACGTACCATAAGAAACTGGCTGACTAAGTAGGACTCGAACCTACATAACCTTCGTTAACAGCGAAGTGCATTACCATTATGCTATTAGCCAATGAAACTGGTGCAACCAAAAGGACTTGAACCTTTAACCTTCGGTTTCGTAGACCGATGCTCTATCCAGTTGAGCTATGGCTGCATGATGTTTGGTGGTCCCTGAGGGATTCGAACCCCCGACATTCTGTTTCGAAGACAGACGCTCTATCCAGCTGAACTAAGGAACCAAATAAGAAATGGTGCTGACGGAGAGGATTGAACTCTCGACCTCTTCATTACCAATGAAGTGCTACTACCACTGAGCTACGTCAGCATTGATTTGGATGCCCCTCTAGGACTCGAACCTAGGTTGACGGATTCAAAGTCCGCTCTCTTACCACTAGAGGAAGGGGCAGCATCAATATGTTTGTATTATATATGCTTGCTGTAGCATTGTCAAATATTTTGGATGCCCGACTAGGGTTCGAACCTAGAACCTACTGAGTCAGAGTCAGTCGATCTGCCAATTGATCTATCGGGCAATATATCATTCATTATTAGAGGACACTCAATGGTGCCAGTCGGTTTACAAATCCGGTGCATTTTTTAACAGTGAATGTTCTCAAATAATGAATGTGTATAGCAAGATGTGTGGTCTTCACGGGCACCCTCCAAAGAGTGTCGGCACTGTATTTAAATCTTGATATAGGTTAGCCTTTTGTTGATAAGCGATCTATGTTGTCTGGCATTTCAGACTTGACCGCTTATAGAGGATCACTATGTCCTCTACTGAAAGTTTTTACTCTCTGCGTTCTCTCCGCAGATTTCATCCCTATCACCGCCCCTTCTTTTTTTATAGTGCTTTGCAGGCTCGTTCCGACTTGCACTGTAAAAGGAAAACCCCAAGAACTTTATCGTCCCCGGGGCCTAAATAAACTAGTTTATACTATGTCTACTTATCCACCGGGCACTTGTTCCAATGATGGGGTAAAGTCGCCGCGAATGCTTGTATTATACGCTGCCACGACCATACCCATAGGAGCTAATTGTCCCCAAAGTGTATGCTGTTTCAGCGATATGTTACAAGTGTTAGTCATAGTGTGTTTACTTAGTCCTGGTATTCAAAAAAGTGTTTTTAACGGCTGTTTTTGGCGATTTTCGTCAAATCAGCGTTACAATCACTCTTATATATCATTACAAAAACATTGTCAATAAAAAAATGACCTTAGTCAGATTTTTGTTGCAGCAAAAACTTCTGTGTTTCTTCTAGCGCGGCTAGATAGCCCTTTTGAAATTGCGTATCTGCCGGGTCTCTTTCAAAACTAGCAATAGCCTCTTCCAGATATTCTTCTATACTCATTGGTATATCTCCTTGCTATAGTCTTGTTATAGCACCGTTAGCTTTCTGTGTCAACACCTAATTCACTTCTAAATAGAAGATGAATTACGATTCCTTCTCACACGGACAAATCCAAAGCAAAATATGGCTTTGCAAAGAACTTGAACGTTTTGTACACGCTAACATCAAGATTGCTGTTCTAGGTAGCTGGTACAATCTCGTTGCGTTCATGCTTCTTACAAGGAATGCAGACAGATATCAATACATTTTGGGCATAGACATTGACCCAGAGACAAAACCAATCGCCGACAAGATCACAGAAGCTTGGAGAATAGGTAGTGATTATAAGGTTGAGAACAAAATAGCAGATGCGAACCTTGAAAATTTGGCAGGCTACGACCTTATAATCAACTGCTCACCTGAACATATGGATGGCAACGAATGGTTTGAGAATCTTGAGTATGGCACAATGGTATGCATTCAGTCAAGTGACGTACAAACCACAGACGATGATGTTTGGAAGTGTATCAATCCAAACGAGAGTCTGGAAGATTTGGTACTAAAATACCCGTTGTCTAAGTATCTTTACTCCGGAGAGAAGGAGATCAGATATAGCGAAAACAACGGGTATAAGCGTTTTATGCTAATCGGTATTAAATAACACACTTGCCGATTGCAGGAATCAATCTAGCGATTCGCTTTACTGCATCAAGCTTATATTCTTCTACACCGGCAGCAGATAGATTATTTGTGATATCTGACACTCGGATATTCAACACATGAGCAATAGCTAAAGTGTATAGTGTAGGATTGTCCACAACATCGGAATTGTCAATCATAAGATCAATGACTGTTT